CTCTAAGTATGGCGAGTGATGAAAGCCTTAGAGATATGTCAGAGTTTTACGCTTGTGCTGTGTGGGATCAGATAAAAGAAAAGGGTCAATCAGTCGTTCCAGAAGATTTATGTGAATCATTTGTTTCTGGTTATGAGCAAGCCAAACTTTCCTGCGCTAAGGAGTTGAGCGAGAAGGATAGGGAGATTCAAAAACTAAGATTCATGATTGAAAATGGTCTTGGATGGGAAGACTTGCATAATGATGTAACTATTAACAATGGTGGGCAGGGATGAGTGGTCATATTACTTTGCTAGATGAGATTGATAAAAGCAATGAACGGATCAAAGAACTTGAGCAACAACTTAACCAGTCAAATAAAGAACGTGCTGAGCTTGAGAGGAAGTTGTCGACATCTTTAGAGGCTTTGGAGTTTTATGCAGACAAAGACAACTATGTCCCTAGAAGATCAAATTCAGATATATTTTCCTCCATTAAAGGGGATAACTCTATTGACCTAAATAGAGTTGCTTATGGAGGCAAACGTGCCCGTGAAGCCTTGGCCAAAATTAACCAGAAATAACGGAGAGAGATATGTGGGAGCAAGAAAGTCAGATGGAGCACCTTAAAGAAGTTAGCCCTAATGTCTACAAACTATTTGATGCTCTTGGAATCAGGGAGGTAGCGTATGGATTTGGATGGATTATCGTCGGACAATCTGGGACTAGAACACTTTACGAAATTTTTGATTACATTGGTGAACAAATAGAAGAATTTAAAGTTAACAAAAACAGCTTTGAGCAGAAACAGGACACTAATGGGTAGTTTTAAAGGAGAATTAAAATGAAAAAGCTAGTAAAAGTAACTGAAGTAGAGAATGAAGGTATGTTAAAACTAATGGGTAAGAGGGTGACTTTCTTTTGCCTTAACTACATTTATGTTGGTGAGTTAATTGGAGTAAATGACACTTGCGTATTAATTAGTAATCCTGCGATTGTTTATGAGACTGGAGCATTTACAGATAAAAAATACAAAGACGAGCAAAGCCTTAATGTGCCTGAGTTTTATATTCAAAAAAACTGCATTGAGAGTTTTGGAGAATTAAAATGATTCGAGGAAAAAAACAAAAGTGGTCTTGGTCTAGGTCTGGATCTTGGTCTAGGTCTTGGTCTAGGTCTGGATCTGGTTCTTGGTCTAGGTCTGGATCTGGTTCTGGTTCTTGGTCTAGGTCTGGGTCTTGGTCTGGGTCTTGGTGAACTTAAAACAAGTAGGTGAAAAATGATTTACATTAAATCAGAAATTAACGATCCGACGATTAACCAAGCTGCTTTGCTTTTTATGCGCCATTATAGAGATTCTGAGTTTTTAGACTTGGTTGAAAGCGTTCAGTCTTTTAATCACACCAGAGACAACGGGAAAGACGTGGCGCTTAACTTGAGCGATGCGGTTTTAGAGATCACGTTAAAAGAATATAAAACCTTTAATCCTTGGTCGGCTGCTATTGCTTACGCTGAAAAAAAGACAATTTATTTTAATGCCAGAAAGAAAAATCAGACTGTAGTTGATCGGTGCGAGACCATAATGCATGAGGCTCTCCACTTATTAGGGTATTCTCATCGTGGGAACAAGCCTGATTCGTACAATTTGGGAAGCGTCCCGTATAAAGTGGGAATGATGTTTGGGCGATACATAGCAGGGAAGATGTAAGATGAACCAGCTTTTAATTCATGACAAGTGCGCAGCGTTTGAAGCCAGAATAAAGATACTAGAAGATCAAAATAAAAAGATGCGTGAAGCTTTAGAAAAGATTGCTAACGACAGATCTCCTCCATGGGATAAGATGGACTATAAAGACATAGCAACAGAAGCGTTAGGGCAGGTTAAAAATGTTTAGCATAGACTTCGTAAAATGGTTTGTTTTGCAGTACGCTGTAAGAGCTTGTCTTGTATTAGCTTTTGTTGGTATTCGTGAATTAATAACTTTTGTGGTTTCATAAAAATAACGTGTGTATTAATACATAAAAACTTTTTTTAAATTGAGTAAATTTACATAACAATTGGTGATAGCTTGAAAAATTATAAATCAAACGAGCCTTGTATAATATGTGGAGAGAGTCGGGACGGGTATGTGACTTTACATCACTTGTATACACGCAAGGCTTTTGCTGAGTATGCTGAGATGAAATGGAACCTGATTAGCGTTTGCAGGAAAGATCATAATGTCTTTCATTCAAAACCACTAAGTTATATGGTTTCAAACTATCCAAGCGTTAAGAAATGGCTAGAGTCTCATGATTGGTATTATAGCGAGCTTAACGGATGGATTCACGATTAATGGAGGAAAAATGGAAAGAAATTTAAAGGAATTTGGTTCTGTTTACCAGGAAAAAGAGACTGGTAAAAAGTTTAAGGTAAAGCGGATTGACTGCCACTTCGTTCTTATCATGGATGAAAACGGGCAAGTAGAAAAATCAAATAGAACTATCCTTAAAGAAAAGTTTAGATTTCTCAAAAAAGAATCAAAACAGATGAAGTTTGGAGAGTTCCGCAGGGTATAGCTAGACTTTAAAAAAGTCATGTTATACAAATTAAGTATGATTATAGAATGGTATGCCTTAAAAGTTTTCTCACTGGGTTTATTGCTTGGATACTTAGCCAAGAAACGCCTGGTGGAATACAATAAAACTAAATGTTACGAGATTAAAGAATTTAAAAGGAGGAAGGTATGAAAAAAGCTGTAAAAAAGCCAGTTACTAAGAAGCCAACTAAAAAAGCTAAGAAGTAATTAGACAAGGGATAGGGTAAAAATAGAGATACAGGAAAACTCAAGCCCGATTCCCTTGCTTATTCAAAGTACGGAAACAAAATAGGTAATCCGTTTTCATCAATACCGCCAGTTCCATTAACAAACTCAGCCATATTTGACCTAGCGTAACTCATAGCCATGGAGTCTTTATCGGCTAAGCATCCGCAATGCATTGAAAATTTCTTGCCAGTAAGCGTTTGCATCCAGGTGATGTGAAATTTTGTATGGTAATGAAACTCAACCGTAGAGCACCCAATCATCTTCATCCAAGCACCGGCTACGCCAGACATTCCGTGAGATGTTACAACCATTCCAGCTGATGTTTTTAGCTTGATTTTATCGTGCCACTCCCAAAGAGGAGTTTCATAAAGCTCATTAAGTGGCTTTAGCACTCTAACCGGGATCCCATGATGCTTCATTTTTCTGGTTACTAGGCTTCCGTGATTAGACTCTAAAAGATAAAGCTTAGGGAATAACCTATGCAGCCCCTCCTGGATCTCGATTATGGCTTGGTCTAGCTCGTGACCAGCGGAGAAAAGCTCGCCAATCGAATCGTGAAAGCTTATGGCGTGGTAATCAATCTCATCTCCACCATGGATAACTATGTCAGGCTTGAAGGTATCTTTAAGGTGAGAGAGAAACTTGAGGTAACCTTTGACGCTGTACGGTATGTGAGTATCAGATAGAAATAAAACCCTCTTACCTACACAGTCAAGCTCTAACATTTTACCCTCGAAAACAAGGAAGCAAAACTTGAGCTAAAAACCTCACGAGGCTCTGAAAGGTGATAAATGAATTGTTTTGGAGGATTTTTTAGACTAACCAACTTGGACGCAAAAAAGCGAACCAAGCCCCGCAAGAGTGGCGATATTTTGAAACTTTCCATTCTGCTTCCTTGCTACATGGAAGAACCCACTGTTTAATTGTTACATGAACCAAATAGCTTTTCAAATACCACTTAGACCCATCTCCTTAAACCACTCCCATCGGCTTGTTAGATTCGGAAAAAGGATCTCTCGGATCAAAACAGAAGCAGCAAAAGACTTTGAGTCTGAGTTTCTTTTTCATCTTCAGGAATACAACGGGCTTAGACATCATATTATTGATGGTTATGATCCTAGAAAGCACTCAATCGAGTTAGAGGCTTACTTTTATATGAATGAAGGCGAGTATTTCACAAAGCCAAAGAAAGGATTTAAAACTATCAATAAGCGCTGTATGGATCTGGATAACATGATTAAGGTGGCAAACGATCAGATTTTTAATTGGCTTGGTATAGATGATTCTCAAGTGACAAAGATAACGGCTCAGAAGATACCGACTAACGACGAGGCTACAATGGTTTTTAGGATTTCTTTAGCGTCAATCCCTGAACTCTTTGTAATATCGCACTTAGAAGTCTAACCTGCTTAGACCAATAAACCACATCGCACTTATCATCGTTTTCCGAAGCGAGCTTTAAGTTAGTTTTAGCTTGCTCTAGCTGGTTTTTAATGCGCTCCAAAGACTCTTTTTTATTCTTGTCCAATCGTCTCTATAATGTCCCGGCGGACATCTCCTAAAAAGTTCACTAGCTTTAGGTATTCTTGCGGCTTGTTTCCAATTAATTTCTGGCAGTATTCGACCGGGTAAGAGTTAGACGTTCCCGGTACGGCTCCGAGCTTGTTAATGCTGTACTCGTAAAGCCTACAATCACATTTAGATTTAGCTAAATCAATCTCTCCGCTTTCTAGCTTTGAGAAAGTAAGCCCACATTGTTCTATAATTAACTCTCGATTTATGTCCGGGACGCTACGGCAACTGGTTAAAATCATCAGAAGAGCTAGAATCAGTACCGTTTTCATATTTTTGCACCTTTTTCTTATTCTCTTCATGACGCTTTTTTTGTTCAGCCTTTCTTTGAAAATAGTCTTTTAGCCAGATTGCTAGGTCTTTAAGGATCGGGAGGAGCAAGTATTGAGAAATAATCCCGAAAATTTTTCCCCACATAACCCCTCCCTTATTACTATCCTACTGATCCGTCGATTTTATCAATAGCCTCAAGAATTTTTGGCTTGATGAATGGAATAGCCATAGCGATAACATCGTCTACGCCAGTCGGGGAAATTGGAGCCGATTCAGATACCCAGTCAAGAGTCTCAACCACTAGAACCTTGATAGATTCTTCAGCGATGTCCAGTCCTTTAGATTTTAATTTTTCTGCTAATACTTTTACGTCGTATGGTTTCATTTAATCCTCCTACGGATGAAATACTCTATTTCCTGAAGCTACTCTCCTGGTTTGGAGATGAAGCCAGCCAGGTGTCTTTGATGGTGTCTCTAAGTAAAGATCATACTCTTCTAAAAGCTTTACGTTATTCTTTAGCATGATACCAATTTCGTTTTTTGGGTCGTAAAGATCAATTGCTTCGCATGACATATGAGCCGATCGTTTAGCACCTTTAACGGCTGCATTTATGGCGGCTGGTCTATACCCGGAGCTTACAGTCACATCAATTTTTAACCTACCAAATAGGTGATTTAACCTGGAAAGTAGGTTAGCCATGTTTAGCGCCTGAGTCATATCTAACGGATAAGCTTTATCTCTTCCCATTAAATAGTCTTTCGGCGTAATCATTTCTTTTTCTTTTTCTTAGATGCTGCGATACCAATAGCAATAGCCTGCTTCCTTGGCTTTCCAGCTTTAAGCTCTTGCTTTATATTGTAGCCGATATTTTTCTTTCCGCGCTTTAAAGGCATATTAAAACTTCTTTAAAAAGTTTCCGGCTTTCTCTAGCTGTTTAGATTCCCAGCATGAATTAGGAGCAAAATTAGAAGCCTTGCACTCTTCATAATTTCTTGTTCCGTTATGCGCTGAAGTAACTAAAAAAGTAAAAAGAATTAAAAACATATTATTCTCCTAACAAGGTTTAACGATCACACCTTTAGCCATATAAACAACCGGCTCATGTTCTGAATCGATTGTTGTAACACTGGCTTCTTCCATAACTGGATTCCCATTCTCGTCAAAAACTACTTGTTCATTCTCGTCAAGCTTCTCAACCATTTCTGATGAAACTCTAAGAATAATCAGCTTCTTATTTTCGTCAAAATTGTAATCTTGAGGAAGATTAGTAACGAACGGGTAGAAATTAAGATCAACTTCTTCTCTTTTCCACTTCATTGATGAGCAAGTAAGGTCAGCGAAAATGTCACCTGGTTTGTTGCTCCAAAAATTTTTAAACTCATTGTTAACAAAAAAACAAAACATAAAAACCCTTTATGAAATTACGTTAAATTCTTCAACCACATAGGAAGCGCCATTAATAACAGTGCCTGAATTTACCCAAAAACTAGTTTGAGAAGATATTTCTGGGTAAAAATTTAAACTGAAACTGTAAGACCTGTTACCTGTTGTGGTTTGACCCATTTGAACTCTAATATTTCCAAAATGAGCCCCGTTTGTGATAAATGTAGAAGACGCAGATGCGGAAAACAATACATAACCGCCTGAAAAAACATTTATGTATGTCCCTGTCCCGCTTGTAGAAAAGTTTGCAGTGCTTATTAATGAAGTATTTGTTTCAATAGATAGATCATAATTCACCGTTACGCTGGTACTGTTTGGTACAGACCCTGTAACTGTCCTTAATGGGTTTATGTCAACGCCATCAATTGAAAGTCTTGGAGTTAATGTTTTAACTAAAGCATATTTTCCTGATGGTATTGTATAAGAAGATGTTTTTACAGACGCAGAAACAGGCTGGTTATTAAATGGAATTATAAAAGGTGCTGACATATTATTCTCCGTAGACCGTAATTAAAAACTTGCTCATCACTCCACCAGTCGGCATTGATGATATATCAAAGCGCAAGTAATTTCCGACTGCAATATTAATTTTAGTCGGGTCAAAAACTTGGTTAGTGCTTTTTTCGTAATCTGAAGCCGTAGAGTAGTTTATTGAGGGTCTAGTCGTAAAAATAGACGTAAATGAAGGACCATCTAAATTAGTCGTACTCTTTTCAATATCGACCTCAAAAGTCCCGGTTAAGCTTCCTTTTTCAAAGATCTGAACGTAGGCGCTAGTGATGGTAAAATTGTCGTTTGATTCCCAGTAATAGAGTCCGGTAGCCGTTGAAAAGTTAGAGGCATTTAATACGTAGAATTTAATCACTGGAATTTTTGAAGCTGAAGACTCCAGAGAATTAATCCTGGTTTCGTGATCGTCAAAGTTTCCCTTGACCTTATCCCACAATTCTTTTTTGATTGCGGCTCCGACTGATATGGCGAGGTTTGAAATTGTATTAAAAGCCATAAATTATCCTATTATGTTATTACCTAGATTTTCTTCCGAAGTTGGGTCGGGTGTCAAAACATCATTATCCAGAACATAGCCGTACTGAACCTTTTGGTTATTGTCTGATCCAGAGTAATCTGGTGCGGTGTTTGGTGCTATTGACGGAACTCGGTTGTAAATGTTGCCCAGATCCTGGAGAGTTATTTCTACCTCATACTGGCTTTTTTTAACCGATGAAATAACCCCGATTTTTCTACGATCAAGCCCACCATATCGCTTATAAAGCCTGTCGAATACGATTAGAAGTTTATCATTAACAGACTTAGTAAACAGGTTAAGCTTTGATCTGATCGTTACAGTGGTATTTGCCAGTGATCTAAACAAGGCTAGTCGCTGCGCTATGATCTCAACTTTATCCTGCTCATAGAGATAGATAGTCTTGGTCAGAGTGTTTTCAATTCCAACATAAGAATCAACAAAGCCAGAATTATAAGTAAATGTTTCAAAGGTGTCCGTCCCGTCTGAGTGGTCCACGAAAGGTCTATAATTTAAGAAAACATTATTATAAATCTCAGTCCTAGAGTTAGAACTGAAAGATACAATATCATCATCTCTTAAAACCTGGATCGTTTCAGGTTTAGTCGAATTTAATATGCTGTAACTGATAGTGTTAGATGAATCCCCGTAAAGTGATCCAAAAACTGATTCATTAATTCTGGTTACGACATCACGTATCTGCGGAGCTTTTCCTCCTACGGTGTCAGGAATAGCCATGGAAAGAATATAATCACAGTCAGCCTTAGCCTGCGTAAATGAGGCTTCGTTTACAGACTGAAATTTAGCATCATTAATGACAAGATGTCTTACTGCGTCGGAAGGTGTTTTAATCCATTGACCAGCACTTTCATAACCTAGACAGTTACAAGTAATTAAAGAATCGTCATCAATATAAGTGACTTCTTTAATAAGTGCCGTAGTCGTAGCCGTTGAGCCAGTGTAAGGCGAGCGCAAAACGATTGACTGCTCTTTAACTTCCAGGATTTCGTACCAATCACCCTCGCCACTTACTATCGAATTTTTCTTAATCCAATCTCTAGTATCTAGGATTGATCTAAAATCAACTGTAGCCGTGGTAGTTAGTGTATTGCTTCCGTTCGTAAAAGTTAAATTTACTCCGAGATTCTTTTCTTGAGTTATATTAAACTCAGCGTCTGGCTCTATCTGTATGATTGCTTCTGATGAATTTATATAGGTCCAGTCTCTTTCATAAATTAACTCCTGGGAGCCGAAGAAAACATTTTGCACCGGAAGCTTTTTAACTGTATCTCCAACGTAGGGGAGCGGAGAAATTTCGTTTTCCGTGACCATCATAGAATCAGATATGCGCCTAATAGTAACTAAATCACCATTAACTAGAACTTGATCTCCTGCATAGAGGTCAGAAACATCATTTAAAATAAATCTATTATTGGCTTCTACGCTTAGGATTGTTGTAGTTGGTTCTCTTAGCTTATGCCCCGCCAGATGCCATACTCTATTTAAAAATCTATATGGAACGCTAGGCTCGTTTAAGGCTATGGTGTCTACGATATTCTCTTCTGATGCTTTGTTTAGAGTGGCTGAGGTGTCACTGTTTACAGAAGTAATACCAAATTTATAAGATACGCCAAGCCATTCGACTGTGATCTCATCGCCAGGATTTAACTCTTTAAGAAAAGACGTACCTGTGCCCGTCATTGTCGCGCTAGTGGCTGTCATGCTTACAGTGCCAGTAAGGTTAAACCCGTCCAGTATGTTATCAATACCAGCTAGTTGAACCTGTTTAACTTGACCATAAATTCTTCTCTTTGGTGTCCCGTTAAGAGAGTCTTTAATTCTGCCGTCCAGGATAGAGAAGGTTCCAAGGCTTACAATGTTTCTCAGTTTAAAGACAAAATCCTTAACTCTGAAAACTATCTTGTTTGGAGAAAAATCTTTTGACTCAATAACGCCGTCGAAAATTCTCTTAGCTTCAGTTATACCCGTCGCTGAGTACCAGAGATAAAACTTTACAGGCTTATTTTCCCAGATATTAGCGTCGTAAATTTCATCAAAAAAACCATCATTGATGAGGTCAATTGTTGAGTTAGATTCTAGCGCAATACCTGTATTTTCATCGTCTAATTGCTGTCCCACTGAGCCGATAGAATTAACATAAGGAAGCCACTCGACAAGCTCGCCAGAATCAAGATCATAGGGAAGGTTTACTGGTGCATTAGAAAAGAAGTGCCTAAAAACAAGAGAAAGGTTAGCCGTTTTTGGGTTTAGGCTGGTCGAGATCTCAACGTAAACTTTCCCGGAAGCTGAGTCATAAAACCACTCGCCAGGGGAGATACTTGCTACGTTGGCGGCTTTAGTCAGTGAAACGCCTTCAGACTTAACATCAACCACAAAGAAGGGAACTTCTTTATAATAAACAGATCCAGAATCAAGAGTAAAAAGCTTAACTAGCTTCTCTGATTCAATAGTAACTAGAGTTACTTTTTCACTAGATGTTAATAAGGAAGCTTCTTCGAAGGTCATTTTAACTCATTAATTTACTGGTTATTAGGCTAATAATAGAGCCAATGAAAGCAGAAAATGAAGCCACTTTTATCTTAAGCGTAATCATTTCTTTTTTTAATTCTTTTACGTCTGATCTTAGTTCTTTGATCTCAGCAAAGAGATGCGAGCGCCATTCTTGATCGTTATTCATTACATACCCTCAACTAGAGATAGGCTTACGTTCCAAAAGTTTCCAGCTTGTAAATTAAGCTGCGGATCATCGGATAAGTAATAATAGCCAGATATTTTATTTTCATCATTTAAAAAATTAGAAGCATCAAAGTTGAGCCAAATAGGTTTCGTAAATGACGCGTAATCGATAACCTCTAAAAGAGTGTCGATTTCGTTTTTGTTCATTAACGGGATAGAACCACTTAATTCTTTTTGAGTATTAATCTCATCAAAGTATTTCTGACCGTATCTATTTTGAGTCGTAATAGCTCGATTATTAGAACGAAAATTAATAGGATAACTAAAGCATACACCTTCAAGATAAGTGCTTTTCCCGATAAATAACTTTGAAAGCTCGACTGCGTTTGATCCATTGTCTAGTACCAGCCTTGCGTATTGATAAGTTTGATCGGTTAGCCAGTTATAATTGACCCATCCATTTTCTGAGTCAATTGTAAGCGCCTGGGATACTGCTGGAGATGTCCATGAGTCCGTGGCATTTAGCTCGATAGTGGCTGAAGTAAAGCCAAAACCAGCTATCTTTGAGTTAACTATAGCAATTGAATTAATTGGTTGAGCCGATCCAAAATCAAAAACAATAGAGCATGATCCGGTTAATGATCTATAGATTTTTGTGCGTCTATCATCGATTAAATTTGAAACCGGGAATTGAGCGTTTACTTCGCTTGGTGTTATCGTGGCTGACTTAACTAAATTATTAACATAAAACTTCATGCTCATAGTACAAAGCCCGCCATTTTTTGATCCCTTACGACTTTAGCAATTTCTCGACCATCAGCCTGAACAACTAAAGTCATGTTTTGAATTTTCTGCCCTAGATTCTCAATCGCTGCAATCATGCCGGAGTTAGACCCCCCGCCATTAATATCATTAAAGAGTTTAGTCTGTTGCTGCTTATTTAGAATCATCTCGCCTGAGTTTACTTGAGCCGATACTCGATCCCCTGTATATGATGAGCCAGGGACGATACCGCCACTCTCAAACTTAAGCCCGGAGATCTGAGCCGCCTGCGCCGCCATTGCTGCGGCTGCGATAGCTCCGAAAGCAAAACCTAGAGGCGGACCACCTACTCTAGCACCAAACGCGAAAGACGATGCAATAGCTTCGGGAGTCTTAATTGCAAGGTTAGCTAATGCAGCGGCTTTGCCAATAATGGCTAGTTCTTTATTTTTAGAGTTAGAAAGAGAGATAGCAGCTGAAAAGAAAGCGTCTTGGTCTTTAATTTCTTGCTGCCTAATATCAGCCTTGGTTTTGTTACCTATATTAAGATCTCTTAATTCTTTTTCTCTAAGTGCTTTTTGATCTGCGAGTCTTCTTTCTTCCGCAGTCTTAAGATTTTCGTTAAGAGTAAGCTGGTTTTGATAGATTAGTTCTGATTTAGTAAGCTCAAAAGAAGAAATCTGCTCAATCTGCTCGGTCGATCTAGCATAAAATCTTTCTTGTTCAGCAATATCGTTATCAAGTTGGAGCTGGTTTCTGGCTAGAATTAGCTGGTTATCAAGGTCCAGGATTGCAGCATTAAGCTCGCGCTGCTTCTGTAAAGCCCCCTCATCTACTGGATCGTTTTGAGGCGTTAAGCTGTTTTTAATTTCTGGAGATTTTGCTTTTACACTTTCGTAAAAACCATCAAATTGATTTCTAGCTTCAAGTATCTTTGTGGCAAAATTCCCTAAAGTCGTATCTTCAGAAAAAGCAGCACCTAGAGCCTGCACGTTTTGATCGTAAGCCGTAGAGAGTCTAAGAAGCTCATTAGTCGCAGCATCCGCAGCCGCTTTAAATCCATCGCCGATTAATGGAACTTTAGCAAGTAGCTCTAAAACGCCAGCAATCGGAGCCGTTAAGCCCATAGCCATGATTCTAACCGAAGCCATTACAGTATTGGCTGTAAAATCAAAAACTCTGGCAACCGCATCAAGCGCAGTAACCACGGCGGCTGATCCGTCTAGGATGACTCTGAAAACTCCGGCAAAAGCATCACTATTTGAAGTTGAAAAGTATTCGCCTATGGCTTGACCAGCCTGGATGATAACGGCTTTTACAGTGTTAAAAGCTGCAATAATAGCCGGGTTTTGGACTATAACCGCTCCAATAGTCTCTTTAAGGTCTCCGTAGACATTTTCAATCTGAGTTATGGCACCCGCAAAAGTTTTCGCCTGAGCCTGAGCAGCACCGCCAAAACGAGCTTCAATGGTTGATAAGACGTTAGCGAAAGTTTCCCCATCAGTAGCACCTTTTTGAAACTCTAGCCCGAGCTTTCCTAGCGCAGTTGTATTTCCTTCAGCTGCTTTACCGATAAGAGTGGCAGCTGTATTAAGATCAAGGTTAAAAGTCGCTGCTAGATTAGTCGCTGCTACAGTGGCTTTCTCTAATCCGTCCGAGCTTAGTCTTCCCAGGGATTGAATTAAGGCGATGCTAGAAATAACAGCATCATCCTCGAAAGCCGTTGTGGCTTGTATCTGGGAAGCTAATTCTTGAAACTTCTGAGAAGTGGTCTCTGAGTAGATCCCGCTTTGTGCTAGTGCTATGTTTAAGCTATTTACTGATGATTCAGACTCCGCCGCTGCACGTGCTGATTCTGTGATAAAGCCCGTTAATGAACTGAAAGCATCGCCAGCTAGTTCAATGCCTTTAGTGATTGCAGCCGAGGCAAGGTTTCCAGCTAAAGCCGCTAAAGCGATGTCTGATTTTTTAATCTGCTTTGTGGCAGTATCGCCAAAATCTTCAAACTTCTTTGTTAGGGAAGTGATAGCCTTTAACGCTTTTTGTTCGTCGACTGTAAGTTCGACCGAGACTGAACCTTCTGCCATTTCTGCTTCCTATCAATAAGGTCTTTTTGTCGCTCTATGTCTAAGTTTTCAATTATTCTAAATGCTTCAACTATCTTAGAAGGCTGATCTAACAAGCCTCCCTGATATGGTAAAACCCCTTCCTGAAAAAGTCGAAACATATCTATAATCCGGGACATCCCAGAATTAAAATGATTGCTAGGACACGTGAAATACTTAATGTTTCCATTATACTCAGCCACGGGAGAGCTTTTAGGTGTGAAACAGTGCTTACGTTTATCCCTAATGCCTTCAGACATCTTCTTTTTACAACTAAAGCAGTTAAAGTTTTCATCCGCTCTGAACCAAAAAGTCGAGAGAAGCTGGATATACTCTTCGTTTGAAAGCTCGCTAATGCCGAAAATAGCATCTAGCAAGAAATCAAGTCCCGACCTTATTACTTTGGGTTTACTTCCACCTGAACGTCTTTAATTTTTGAGATACTTTTATTCGCTGCCAAGGTCACTGGAAGGATAAGCTCAGAGTCAGCTAAGGCACTTATAACATCATCGGCGCATGAGTCCGTAAGGTGCTCGCCTTCTTTCTCTAAAACGTACTTAGTGCCGTCATAGTTCTCAATGCCTTCGACATCTTTAACGCAGTATTTTACGCATAAAAGAGCCTGAGCCTGAAAGTCTGGAATCTCATCACCTTTAACAATCTTCATTTTTGAAGCTATTTCAATTTTCTGAGCCGCAGTAAGTGGCGAGATAGTAACCGATACCGCTGATTCTGGTACTGTAATTTTAATCTTGTCAGTCGTTTTTAAAATCTTCATTCTGTCGCCCCCGTTATGTGGTCCGTTGCCACTATGTCTAAAATCTTTCCTAGATAAGCTATTTCGATTGAACTTAAAGAACCTATTGCATACTGAGTGGCATGATCCTGGATGCTTAAAACTATGTATTTCTCTCCGAAATAGTGCTTAAGCATGGTTGTGGGATCAGCTGGCAAGTTGGTTAGGTTGTCCATGCTAAAAAACTAGCAAAGCAATTTTAAAATAAAAAGCCCCACCGTTAGGCAGGGCTGAGATAGTTAGGCAAAAGGATAAACCCGACTATCTGGGAGGATTAGATGAATGAAAGAAATATAGAGTCTCCGCCGTCTTTTTTGTAAGACTTGAAAGAGATGTTATTGGTCATGATCCCATCCTCATCTCCGTTAGGCATAGCTGTAATTTTAGCCTGCGGAATGTAGAAAGCCACGACCTGCTCGATCTCGCCAGCGTTAGTGGCAGGATTATAAGCATAACCAAAAACTGAAATATCATCATTGTTATTGAAAGCTTCAAAACGATCGACGTTATCATCGTCCATGTAAGGAGCAATCTCGCCAGTTACAACAAACTGAGTAAAGCGAGAGCCAGCCTTTCCTGAAGATGAACAAGCCGAAAGGATCTCGGCTTTAGTATTCTCAAAAGAAAGAGAAAGAGAATTGTACTTAACCTTTACGCCATTGATCCAAACGCAGGCGTTAAGAATAACCGGCGGAAGCGCATCGCCTGAAAAGTTTGGCTCGATCAAGCTAGGGAGCGTTTCTACAGATTGAACTAGATCCAAGCCTTCTACAGTGTAAGAAAGGTTAGAGACCGTCCCGCCTTCCCATGACTCAAGAGAAGCTGAGACTGACCGGCAGCCTGTAATTTCTTCCTTGATTTTACCGCCAACGTAATGAGTAGTTGAGAAAGTCGGAGCGTTTTCTGAGTGGTAGAAAGTTGAAGCCTTAGAGATAACCACGTTATCACCAGGAGCCGATGAAAGATCTACTCCTAGAGTGATGTTTGCTGAGCCTGTAGTGGTATCAACTTCTGAGATAGGTCTAGCTTCGTATGCGCCAGCCTTTTTAACTACGATAACATCGCCTTTATTGAATTTAGAGATATCAGCGTCTTCGATCTGAAGTACAGAAACAGTATTTCCAGTCTTTGTTGTGGTTGTGCTGGTGATCTGTCTTTGACCACCTAAAAGAGACTTAAGAAGAACCTTCTCGCGAGGGTATTCGCCCTCAACGGATCCAGCTTTAAACTCAACCGGAACAGTGCCTGAAACTGATGTTAAACCCACCCTTGAGGCGCTGATTTCAATGCTAGAAGAAAGAAGGTTTCTCTCAATTTCTTCCTTAGAGTATTCAAAACCTACTCCGTCAGATAAAACTTCAATAGCGTCAGCCGCAGCGGGAGCCACGTAAACGCCTTCTGTTGATTCTTCTTTGACGAATACTGTCGATTTATTCTTAACTACAAACCCCATAATTATTCCATCCTGTATTTAATTGTAAAAGTTGCTTCAATCTTAACAGTCTTATTCTCTCTGTCCACTATCGGTTCCGAGAGACTAAAGCTGGAGACCACCATGACTCGCTGCACGTTAAAATTGTCCAGCATCACTGACTTGTAAATTGTTTCATGGATTTTATAAATCTGATAGATTTTTTCGTTAGCTAATGAATCATCGTCTTTTTTGTTTCTGTAGACATCACCAATCTCCAGGGTAAAGTCCTGGTCGACCGTAACTGTTCTAGTGGTCCCGGCAACGAAAGAAGCTGACCCTGGTCTAATGGCATAGTAAGCTTTACTTTTTGAATCAGAATTTAGGGATGAATCCCAGACGTACTGAGAAAGCTGTAAGCCAGTGGCAAGAGATGAGACGTAAGACTCTATGCCATTCTTAATTTTTTCTACTGTGCTCATTATAGCCTTTTAATCCTGATATACTGAAGCGCCTGAGTCTCTCTAACTTCTTCCTTCCCATCGTCGTTTTCGTCAATTGAAAGAAAGTTAAGGTTAATCGAGTCCGAGTAAAGTTTCTCAAAGTCTTTAGCTTTTTGATACCATTTATCATCGACGTTATCAGACTCATTGAAAAAGATATTAGCTAGAGTTTTGTATTTTGAAGCCTGCTTTACTTCCTCATAGTTATGAAGATCAAACTGGTCTAGCATCTTAGTGGTATCTTTGCCGTATATCTTTTTCCCCTTGTTTCTAAGGTAGGTTAAGATCTGGTTACGAGCCGCCACATGGAAAGAGATAAAGGTGTTTGAGCCTTCTGGTAGATATTCCATGATCCCTGGATAACACTCTTTAAGATCGTTATCGTCAGAAAATACCAGGTTAATACCTTTTACAGTAAAATTCTTAATTGATTGAGCATCAATGTTAATTCTGTACCAATAAAGCTCGATCCCATTAACCTCATTTTTTACTTGGTTATCAATATTTCTAGCCCATGAGATGAATCCAGATCTTGATAGCCCAAAAGTTTTATCGATAAGGCTTTCTTTATCTACTTTTGTAAATGAAGATCCATCAAAATATTCTACATTAACGCTATTTTCCTCATCGTTAGGAACCAGCTCAATATAGATAGAATTAATTGGTTTATAGTAACCAATATAAAAAAACTCATCAGGATTTAAATCTTCTGTAAACTCTCCGTTGATGAAGTTTTCTAGCAAAAGAGAATAATCTTTCCCGTTTTTTAATATTTTTAGCATCTCATTACTCTCTTTTATTAGTTAAAAAAATTGCTTTCGCCTAAAAAAGTATGTCTAGGATTCTTTGGGATAACAGAGTTTTCAAAATCTAGCTCAATCTCTGACATCACATCATAATGATAGCCGTCAATATAAACAGGCGCAACAATCTGAGTCCCTTCATGATCGTATTCACCTTGAGTTTCGGCAATTTTCCCCACTTCTACTACTGCCAAAATACCCTCTCCGAAAGATTGATCCTCGGTTAAAACGCCTTTTTCAATCAAGGATGTTAGAGCTTCTTCTTTGTTGTTAAATTTTAATTTATAAATTTTCATGATGTAGTTAGGCTTATCGCTTTTGCGTCTGTTATTGAGTTAGTCCAAATTGTAGCCATTCTTATGTTGATGTTAGAATGGTTTGTGGAGGCTCCGACTGAGTTATACGCTCCAAGCAAAATATTGTTAATTAAACCTGGCTGAGTATACGCGCCCGTTCTGGTAGCCACCAACGCCCCGTTTACAAATATCTTCTGTTCGGTTTGATTATAAGTTACGCAAACTTTATACCACTGATTCGGATTAGGTATAATAACATCGGCGTTCAAGTTCACGACGAATACACCGCCAGCTGCTACTAGAAAGTTTAAATAACCGCCAGATGGTCTGCCGGGAGATGAGTTAAACCTTATGGCAATCCTATCATCAAGAGTGGTTCCTCTACCTGTCAAAATAGCTGCATTCCAGTTTTTGTTATCAGTGACTAAAAACTCAGTGTAAATAG